TCACTGTTGTTTGCGGGCTTTTAGTGTATGAATCTCGAATTCTGCATCGGCTACCTTGCGATTAACAAAGATGACGCCTTCTTTAAGGGAGCTGATTTCTTCAAGAAGGAGATTATCTGAATTGATGTTCTCAGCATGCTGTGCGTCGACCTTTTCATTTAGTTTATCGATTTTCTCATTGATGACATTCAACTTGGAACTTGTGTCCTGTTTGAAGGAATCGAAGTCCGTTCTGAATTCTGTTATGGCATTCAGAATCATATCCAGTTTTTTGTCTTCCATCGTTTTCACCTCTTTTTTAGACTCGAAAACGCCAAAATTTTTGGTACTCCTTTAGTAATCCATTGGGAAACAGAGAGAACTCCATTGGGAAACGAACACCCCTCAAATCCCTTGATACACAAGGGCCGAAAGGCTTGTATATTTTTACATCGGGAAACGGATAGACTTGAATTAGTTTCCATTCGTCTTTTTTGGGAAACTTCTATAGATAACTAAATAACTAAAGAATAACTAAATAATATATATAAGGAGTCGTTCTTCACTCAATCAGATTTCTTTTTCCGACCTTCTTTAAGTTGCTCCGTGATGATTTCGAGGGCAGCATCTAAAATCTCCGGTGTAATCTCTCCGTCACGGGCAGCGAGGAAGGTTTTGGGATCCTTTAAAATTCTCTTTGCTTCGTCTTCAAAAATTTTATCTTGAAAGTCTTCGTTTTCATCTCTCAAAAGGAAATCCAAGGAGACTCCGAAAAAGTCGGCTATTTTCACCAACGTAGCATGATCAGGTTCCCTTTTTCCTTGCTCGTATGATGCATATGTGGTGCGGGCTATACCTAATTTATCAGCAACATCTTGTTGCTTTAACTTTTTTTCTTCCCGTAATTTTTTTAATTTGGTTGGAAAATTCATAATTTATCGCCTCACAGAAATTGTAACACTACAGACCATTATAACTACACATTTAGCGTATCGTAAGTGATGACTCAAAAAGAGTATTTTTTTAAAAAAAGGGGTTTACAAGACTCAAAATGCGTAGTATATTATAAGCAACGACACGAAATGCGTAGTGGAGGTGAAGAAATTGGCCACTAAAACCAAGCAACAAACATGGCTAAAACATCAGCGTTTAAGAAAAGGATTAACTCAAAAAGATGTAGCTAGTAAAGCGAATATTGCACGGACGACCTATGCCTCTATTGAACAGGGCGAGCGTAATGCATCTGTCCCGACAGCAAAAGCTATAGCTGATGTCCTTGATTTTGATTGGACTCTTTTTTTTGATGATCAAGTACGCGATTCGAGTAGTGGTAAAAACACTGCATAGAACCATGGTCAGTCCAACTGTCCAACACGAATACACTGACGTGAGGTGATCGCGATGGCGAAAGAAAAAAAGAAAAAGCAAACGATCCTCAAGGTCGGCAAAGAAGTATACGGCACGATGGACCGGGAAGAATGCTTCCGTAAAGCCCTCGAACCGTACTTTACAACAGATAAAGAATTAAAACTCAACGCTTGAAACATTTTTGCTTCACCCTTTTTTGATGGACAAGCTGCAAGGAGGTTATAGCATGAATCAATTACAAACGTTCAAAAATGAGCTGTTCGAAGTTGCTGCAAAAATCGAAAATGATCAAATTCTTTTCGATGTGGAACAGGTCGCGAGATCATTAGGAATTGTTGATGTTAAAAACGGCGTTAAATACGTCAGATGGAATCGAGTGAATAGCTATCTCCCTAAAAATTCGCCACTTGTGGCGAAAGGCGATTTCATCCCTGAACCATTGGTTTACAAATTGGCTTTTAAAGCCTCGAACGAAGTTGCTGAACAATTTCAGGACTGGCTTGCTATTGAAGTCATCCCAACAATCAGAAAAACAGGCCAATACGGCAGCCCGAAAATTTTATCTGAAAGAGAGCAGCGCATCGTATCTCTTGAACTCACTTTAGAAACTGCAAAGCGTCAGGACGAAATGCAAAAAGCCCTGAACAAACATGAAAATAAGTTGCTCGAACTTAGCGAAAAAGTGGACGAGCAAATCACACTTGATCACGGAGAACAGCGCAGGCTTCAAAAAGGCATAGCTCGACGAGTCTATTCTTTCACAGATGACAAGAAAGAAGCGGGGAGGCTTTTCAAGGAATTACATCGTGAAATTAAAGACCGATTCGGGGTTCCAAGCTATAAAGATGTGAAGCGTAAGGAGCTGTTAACCGCGATCAACTATATCGAAAATTGGGTGCCTCGAAAGGTTTCCTAAAACCTGTCGAGTACCCTCATTAATAAATTTTACCAAATAAATTACCGTGAAACAGGAGGCGAACGTATGGAGAACAACCCGTATAATCTGGATAATTTGCCCTCAATTATGCGTGAAATCCGAAAACGATACGGATTCAATCAATTTCAGTTAGGGAGATTACTTGGAGGAAAAGGACAACAGTATATTTCAGATGTCGAAAATGGTTTGATCACTTTGACACCACAGCTTTGTATAAAGTGGTTTGAGGCGTGCGAAGCGTACGAGCATATCGATCTTGTGCATTACCTTTTCCGGCTGCACCCGACGGCGGCGGCCCCGATAGATCCGGCATTGAACGAAAGCGCCAGCACGGCAGTGATCAATATGATTCACCAATTAAAAGAGGCGCTGCAAGCGACTGAAAACCTCGGGAAGTGGTTAGCTCGGGAACGACCCGGACGAGCTGCGGAATTACCGATAAACGAGATAAAACAAATTTTCGATCTGATCCCGGCCAATAAAACGCTGATCTACTCATTAGCCCGGAATCACGGTCTAAAAATTCAAGAGGTTGCCGACAGATGGACGCGAAAGGCGTTAGTCGATCATGTGGCAATGGCAAGAAAAGAAGAAAGGCAGGCGGTATAAGGTGAAAATCAATCATTTTCTAAAAACAGATATTGAGGCGGCTAAAAGAAAAATGGAATCAGTGGAAGATTTGTCTGGCATGCTTTCAGAAGCATTGAGTGATGGGGATTTTGAGGAAGCAATTAGTATGGCGGGAACCATCAAGGTTTTAGCTGAGGATTTAAACAGAATGGCAAACAAAGCACGATTGTATGAAACAGCTTTAAAAATGAGAAAAAGAGAACTTAATGTAACTGTGGTTAGCAGGTGTTTAAGATGATACTCCATTACGTTCATAAGCCGGCGACAGCGTTAGAAGTGCGTGCATGGTGCGCGAGAATCCGAAACTATCCTGAACTGCATCTTATATGGGATCAGCGTTTTAAAAAATTCAGAGAAAGAGGGTTGAAAAATGGCTAATGTATATGACTTGAAAGCGGCTTTAGATGCGGTTGAGGATTTCCGTGACGAGGCAGCAAGCGGAATTGAAGAGGCTATCGAGAAAGCGGATCGATTATCAAGTTCGGATAATCTCGAAGAACTACAAGAGGGATATAACGAGGTTATTTCTATATTGGAAGACACCTTGAAGAAATTACGATGAGGAGTTGTTTCAAATGAACATCGAGCACCCAATGATCACAGAAATTAACCGTTTCGGCTACCCAAAAGAGTATTTGAGGTATGAGGACGAGGAAGAGCAGGAAGATGATGAGGAATAAAAAAAGCCCACTTGGCAGAGTGGACTCAAATTGATTGATTGGGAAAGTATCATTTCTCTTATTATACCAAATCACCCCATAAAAGACAATGGAGGTTTGAAATATGGCAAAGACAATTACAGCACCATTCAGCAACAGACGTGAAGATCAGCAGAGGCTTTATAAGGTCAACGGCTCTATCGTGATCGACAAAAACGGCAGGACGTATTTCAGTTTCCCATCTATGGACGCGTATCGGGAATGGCAACAGCTTGGGACGGAAGCTCACCAAAGAAAGGTGGGAGCTCTCTGATGCTGGCACGAGTATACAAGCCAACTGAAAACATGACGGAGGAACAATGGCTTGAAGCAAGGAGGGCGGGTATCGGCGGTTCGGATGCCGCGGCCATTGCCGGGTTGAGTAAGTGGAAAACACCAGTTTCCGTTTATTTAGACAAGATCGGACAAGCACCGAAGGAGGATTCATCAAGTGAGGCGGCATACTGGGGCCATATCCATGAGGAAACGGTTGCCCGGGAGTTTTCGAAGCGGACGGGCAAAAAAGTGAGACGCCGTAAGGCTATTCTCCAACATCCAAATTATCCATTTATGCTTGCCAATGTGGACAGGCTCATTGTTGGTGAGCAGGCAGGTCTTGAGTGTAAAACGGCGTCAGAACACCTCAAGGACGAATGGAACGGCGAGGAAGTACCGGATGCTTATCTGGTCCAATGCCAGCATTATATGGCCGTTACAGGCTTTAAAGCATGGTGGATTGCGGTTCTAATAGGCGGGAACAAATTCGTTTATAAAAAGGTGGATCGTGACGAAGAGTTGATCGCGTATCTCATTCAGATTGAAAAGGAATTTTGGGAAAACCATGTCATGAATGAGATCCCACCAATGTTTGATGGTTCTGAGGCTTCCACGGAGCTTTTAACTCATATGTACCCTGTTGGTCTCGAGGATGAGAAAGAGCTTCCATTAGCAGCGAATGAACAAATTGAGAGCTATAAAAAAGCCAAGGAAGAAGTCAAAGAAGCGGAAGTAAAACTAAGAGAAGCAGAAAACCAGCTAAAGGGGATGCTGGGAGAGTATGAAATCGGGAATGCCGGCAATACTCGCGTGACTTGGAAAACAGTAACGGCAAACCGGTTTGATACAAAAGCGTTTGCTGCCGAGCACCCTGAACTCTTTGCAAAATTCAGTAAGCCTAAGTCTCATAGAAGATTCCAAGTAAAGGAGATTAAAGCAAATGGCTAAAAATGCAGATATTCGGAACCAACTAGCAAATAAAGCTAACGCTGTTCAAAAATCGGAGAAACCCAGAACAATTGCGGATTATTTGGAAGACATGAAGCCGGAGCTTCAAAAAGCTTTGCCGGAACATATTACGCCGGAACGAATCACACGTATTGCATTAACCACTATAAGGACCAATCCGGCTTTGCAAGAGTGTTCGCCAGCTTCATTACTTGGCGCGGTAATGCAATCAGCACAGTTAGGACTTGAACCGGGATTAATTGGACACTGTTACTTTGTTCCATTCAACAGAAAAATCAAAGGCAAAAATGGAGCGCCTGATCAATGGGTAAAAGATGTTCAATTCATTATCGGCTATAAAGGCATGATTGATCTTGCCAGACGGTCGGGACATATCGAAAGCATATACGCTCACACTGTCCATGAAGCGGATGAATTTGTCTATGAATTGGGGCTGCATCCTAAGTTGATCCATAAACCGGCTACAGGTCATAGAGGGGAAATGACCCATGTTTATGCTGTTGCCCATTTTAAAGACGGAGGATATCAATTCGAGGTGTTCAGTAAGCAGGATGTTGAAAACGTGCGGAAACGGAGTAAATCGAAAGATAACGGCCCATGGCAAACCGATTATGAAGAAATGGCAAAGAAAACTGTAATTCGTCGCATGTGGAAGTACCTGCCGATCAGTATTGAGATTCAATCACAAGTTGCTCAAGACGAAACGGTCCGGAAGGATATAACAGCAGAAGCGCAGTCAGTCTATGATGACGAATTTGTTCTCCCGAGCGGGACTGGCCCAGTTATTAATGATCCTGAACCGGAACCAATTCAAGAAGAAAAACCGAGTGTGCAGGACGTCGATCCTTTTGACGGCAAGCCTGTAGATATGAGCGAAGATGAACTCCCATTTGATTAAGGTTCCGATCCCCTTCTGTTTCAAGTGGATATCAGAAGGGGCACCGAATCGCGCAAAGCTGTTCCGTTCCTACGTTGAAAGCTACTTAAAGACAAATGAACCGGGCTTGAAATTAGTCCGAATCAGCGGAATGACAGCGCTGTGTGAAAGGAAGTAGGTGAGTGTATATGGATATGGAAGGCTGGGGTTATGTAGTTGCACCTGCTCGTGTATTTAAAAACAGGCGCGAAAAAATACTATACATGTGCTTACTTGAGGAAGCTGCTTTCGCTCCGTTTGGATCTTTAAAAACTGGCGAAGCTTTGATAAACGTGACGGAGTTAGCAAGAGATGCCTCCATTGATGTAAAAAAGGTCCGTTATTCGCTCAAGAAATTAGAAGAGGCGGGCTTCATCAAAACCCGACGGCTAAAGCAAAACAGAGGGCTGATCGTTACCATCTTGAATTACGAAAAACTTCAAAATACAAAGAATTACGGAAAGAAAAAAGCCCCGGCACCGGAGGAATCCGGAGAGTTAACGGAACATCAGGGAAAGGGTGAGGACATGCAGGAACAAGGTAAATTCAAAAACATTCCTGAATATGCTGAACACTTGAAAAAACAGAGTGTCAGTGACGAAGACACATTGAAAGATGCACTAGAAGCAGCGGAACTGAAAAATATGAACCTTTCAAGCGAGAAAGAGATCGATAAATTCGCAGACATGATAATCAAAATGGGCGCACTTCCTGAAGGAGTGAAAAAAGGCATATTGGTTAAATATCTCGACTGCATCCGTCTAACCCGAAGTCATTGCAAAATATCGGCCAAGCTTTTGGCGAATCACCTTGAAAAAATGAGTAAATACAGCGTTGATCAACTACATTATGCAATGTGGACGCATGCAGAGCATTATGACGACAAACGAGAAAAGTATACACTCGGAATTCTTCGAAACACAGACGACCATAAAGCACGGCAAGGCCTCATGAAATTGATGAACCGGGGAGGGAAACGAAACGATGAACAGTTTAGCACTTACCCTAAAGCAGTTGGAAAAATCCAATCCGGATCTAGCCAAGAGGTTGAGAGACTCGAAGCACTTGCAAGAGAAAAGGGCCTATCCGGAAAGATACGAGACACTCACTGTGATTTCTGAGGAAAACTGCATTTATAAGCAGTGTGATGGCTCCGGTCTTATCTGGATAAAGGATCATCAAGAAAATAGAGAGTTCATGAAAGAATGCCCTTGCAAGGCCGTCAAACTGTTAGAAAAAAAGCTGTTAGGCGCTCGGTTGCCTGAAGAATTTAAAGACGTAACCTTAAATTCATTTGAAATCGATGTCTATGAACAAGACATATCAAAAGAGCGTGCGGCCAACGCAAAACGGATTTCAAAAAACTATGTTTTGAAATTTGAACAGATGCGAGATCAAGGAAAAGGACTCTATTTTTACAGTAAGGAAAAGGGCAGCGGAAAGACAAGGCTTGCCGCAAGCATTATGAAGGCCATTATTAAAATGCACGACAAACCAGATACACCATTAAAAATTATTTATTCCTCAACAGCTGACCTGATCGGAGAAATTAAAAAGACGTTTGAAGAGGGTTCGAAGATAAAAACATCTGAAATTATAGAAGCGGCAAAGACAGCAGACTTGGCTATTTTTGATGATATCGGTGTTGAAAACGTAAAAGGTTGGATTGAAGAAACGTTTACACGAATCTTAGATTTTAGGCTGCAAAATAAAAAGCCAACGATCTTTACCAGTAACTTGGCTATCAATGAACTGGACTTGAAATATCCAGACGGCCGTATCAGCAGTAGGGTTGAAAAGCTTGCTTTCCCTGTTAGAATGCCAGATGAAAAGATCAGAAGTAAGATTGCACAACAGGAAAACGAACAGCTTTTGCAGTCACTTTTTGAATAAAGGAGATCAAACATGACAAACGTTCAAGTCAATCAATTAATGCCGGGAGTTTTTGAGGTAACGCCAAAGCAACCGGGTAAAGGGCAGGATCTAACCCCGGTCATCCGGGTTCTTGAAGAAAAAATCAAACAAATGGAGCTGATTCAGAGTGCTTAGAGCGGTGCCGGCCTTGCTGTCGATCCTGCTGCTGGCCGGATACAGAGAAAAACAGATTCAACAATGGTTACAAGATGACGGGAGGTAAGGGGCATGCGAGCAAATAAATTCAACGCCAAGAAAACATACGTTGACGGTATCAAATTCGACAGCAAAGCCGAAGCCAAGTATTACTTACAACTTAAATGGCTCAAGCAGGCGGATCAGATCAAAGACTTTAAGCTTCAGCCTCGATTCCTGTTGCAAGAAGCATTCATAAAGAACGGAAAAACTTTTCGGAAGATTGAGTATGTCGCAGATTTTGAAGTTCATAACTTGGACGGCAGCATCGAGATAATCGACATCAAGGGCGTTGCGACGGAAAGCTTTAAAATCAAGCGCAAGCTGTATGAACGCCGATACGATACACCCCTTAAAGTGCTCGTCTATGATGAATCGTTCGGCTTTATCGAAATAGACAAGCTGAAAAAAACAAAAGGAAAGGCGGAGAAATCCACTGCAAAGCGTAATAATCGCAGACGATCGGCCGTTGTGGGTTCGCGAAGAAGATAAGCTCATGGTCTGTATGACACGCTGTTCGCTTTATAAACAATGTTCCAGCCGGATGGGCGCAGATTGTAAGAAGCTCGGCGGCTCGGAAATACCGAAAATCAATTCAGGAGGTCGTTATGATGCAAGAAAACAATAACCCGTATAAACCCGGACCGGTTCACGAATGGAAGATGACGCCCGAGCAGCTGGCGGAATACGTCAAAAAGAACCCGATTATCTACCGGGAACACCTGAAACCGTCGCCAGCTTTCACAATGGAAAAATGGCAACCTGAACAGTATTAAAAAAGCACCGAAGCGCGCGGCCTCAGTGCTCTGATATGAACTGGTACTTCTATCATAGCATAAGGGGGCTGCCTAGTGTACAAACCAGAGCGAATAAATTTAAACGATGATTTAAGCTTCACAGAATCTATTGAGTCGGGGAAGGTCCGTGTCATCGTGTTAGATGGGAAGCAAGGAGCGGCCCACATCATGGATGCCCCAGAGCATGGAAAATCTATTATTCAAACGATAAACGGAAGTTTTAAACGTGTAGATTATGAGATTGGTTACAAAGTCGACTAATGAGCAGGGGCTTTCCCTGCGAGGGAGGAACAGGATGGATAATATCAAGATTCGTTATGTATTCAGACATAAAGCCAGCGGCAACATTGAAATGAAATGGTATAACATCGCGCAATTAGAAGCAAGGGCGGCCGCCGAGCTGTCTCCAGCGTTTTCCGATGAATATGAATTGATCAGCCGGGATTTATACACCGGATTAAAAGACAAAAACGGCCGGGAGATTTACGAGGGGGATATTATTCATTGTGTTCACTGGTTCTTTGATGGAAACGAAATAGAAGAACACTTTACTGCTTCAGTCGGATTTCGGGATGGATCATTTACTTTGGAGAATATTAATAGTCGTTATTATTCAGATTATACAGCTGAAGAAAACGGGAAAGGTATTTGCTGGATCGGGGATATAAATTACTGCGAAGAAGATTATGAAGTCATCGGCGATGTATATCGAAATCCTGATCTATTGGAGGCTACAAAATGAGAGAGATTAAATTTAGAGGTAAACCCATTGAGGATTATGGCGATATTAAATGGTTTTATGGCGGCATCGACTTAAACCATGATGACAAATTAGCTTATATCAGTACGCCTTATAACGGTCATGTACCGGTAGAGTGGGAATCAATTGGGCAATACACCGGATTAAAGGACGATACTGGCCGCGAGATTTACGAGGGGGATGTCGTGAAGTTCAAGTCTGTCTATTACGAAAACAAGATTATGAAAGCAGTGGTCAAGTTTAAAGATTCTCTTGGGGCGTTTGTATTCGATATGGGAGACGATCAAGGCACTTGGATAATGAACGCATCCATGAGAGAAATCGAAGTCATCGGCAATATCTACGAAAATCCTGATCTATTAAAGGCGGCGGAGTGATGCCACGAATATTTTGGGGATTCGTACTCTTGAATTGGAATATCGGTTTTGAAATACATTCGGTCGGCGGCATGAAACTTATTAGATTTACGTTCCTGCCCTTTACGGTAATCGTCAGGATAGGGGGAACAGAAAAATGATCACTCTTAACATACCCATTACACCCATGGGAGCCGTTCGGATGACCGGGCGCGGGCGATTGAGGAAGGAATGAAGTTTTATTTAAAAATCGCTCATAGTGCACCTAGCGAAGAAGTGAAACAGCATAATGGCCCGGCGGAGTATGCAAGAATAGTGTTCGTTGTACAGCATTTATTTATCAAATCAGGCGACGCTGAACCGTGGGAGGATTTATTCGAACCGTTGAATAGTCTATCGGTGTATGACTTGAATCAAGCGATTTTAAAGGGTTATGTCATTAAGGAGGCGGCGGCCAAATGCCAAAAGTGAATGGAACATTATTCGGATACTATTGCGACGAATGCGAGGAAAGGACATTTTTAGAAAGTCCTGCCTATACGTCTGAAATTTATTGCCCTTTTTGTGGTAACCAAACTCTTGCGATGGATTCCGATGATTTAAGATTACTGGAAGAGGCGATGCAGGAATGACACTTTTACAATCTTCTTTACTCCATACTATCAAGGCACAACGGGACAACATGATGACCATTGACGAGCTGGCTGAGAAGTACGCGCTACACCCGGAACACGTGAAATCTCTCGTTGAACGAATGGACGTGCTGGCGATAAAGGGCAACGTCGTCTATGCTCCGAAACAATCTTTTCTGCTGCCGATACTTGGGGTTGCCGGTCTGTTCTCGGCAATCGTGATCCTGCCGCAGCTGATAGGAGGGTAAACGGATGAAAAGCATTGAATTGTTCGCGGGTATAGGCGGAATTGCGCTAGCTGCCGAATGGGCCGGCATCGAAACCGTGGCTTTTTGCGAGAGAGAGCCATTTTGCCAAAAGGTATTACAGAAGAATTTCCCCGGTGTTCCCATTTTTGACGATGTGTGCACCTTGAATAGACAGCTTTTAGAGGAAAAAGGAGTGATCGAACCAGGTGGAACAGTTGACATTATTTCCGGAGGATTCCCTTGCCAGCCTTACAGTATTGCCGGGAAGCGAAAAGGCAAGGAAGATGACCGCGACCTCTGGCCTGAAATGTTTAGGATCATCAAAGAACTTAGGCCCACTTGGGTTGTTGGTGAAAACGTTGCTAACTTCGTCAATATGGAGCTCGACCGC